ATGTCAGGAACCTCCCTTAAATATCATATTAATTATTTTTTGTTTTGTTTGGAGAATTTTAACGTTGTGGCCATATGTGGAGATTATAACGGAGGGGTTCAGTTTTTGCAAGCATGTAACGAAAGTGAGGCTTTCAAACAAAAAAACATAAAGCTTAAAACTATTGACGTGGGACTAGATAAGCCAGAGGAGTATGAGTCTGACCTTCGGTCTTATAAGGTACAATATAACCTTAAAGATCACCGCCATATTATTTTAAGAAAACCAACAAGCAGTTGGATTCGCCAAGGGAATGAGCTGTTACAGGCCAATTTTGACCACAGGCGTCTTTATTTTGCGAGCCGCGCCATGGACGAATCTTACACTCTCCAAAAAAACAAGAGGATTCCTATTGCGAACATTAGGTTTTTGAGAAGTGTAGAGGAACCTAAACAAAGTGCGGGAGCGAAAATGATTGATTTTATCGAGCATCAGTCTGATATGATTGCCCTCACAAAAAACGAATGCGCTCTTATTCAAATTACTACTACCGCCCAAGGAACTCAAACTTTTGATTTGCCGCGTAACCTTAGACGACAAACGGGGCCCGACAAAGCACGAAAGGATTCTTATTCGGCATTGGTATTGGCTAATTGGATGGCAAAAGTTTACTTTGACGCCCAATCCCAGAATGTTGAAGATGTCATAGAAACCTTTGAGCCCACCTTTATTTTATAAGTACGGGACTTTCAAAGTCGACTTTTTTAACTTTTAGTGTAATATAAAATAGTAACATGTCTGCACCATATCAAAAAAGAAAATACACCAAGCGCTCGGACTATTGGAACAAGTTTAAAAAAGAACACGAACAGCCTATTGAAAACATTATGATGGCTGCTGAAGGGAGCGCATATGAGCCTCAGTTGATAGGTGAATCTTTCTACAATCACGAGTCTAAGGCTTATACAAGAACCCCTACGGGAGGTGCTTCCACTGCTTTGCGAAGAAACAATATTGCATTGGCCCCCATGATGTACAAGTATGCTAATATTAGGGCTGGAATGCTTCCTTATCAGTATGGCTTGGACGGGGTTAATGTTAGAGATGCCATTGAGCTATGCCAAAAGGCGTATGCCAATATAGCCGTTTTTAGAAATGCGGTTGACACAATGGCTGATTTTGCCAATTCGCAGATATACCTCGAAGGGGGAAGTGCTAAATCTAGGGAATTTATAAAGGCTTGGCTTAAAAAAATTAAAATTTGGAATTTAAAAGATCAGTTTTTCAGAGAGTTTTATCGTAGTGGAAATATTTTTCTATATACATTGGACAGCAAATTTAAGGCGGACGACTTTTCCAAGGTAAGAAATCTCGGTCTCAACATGCTTACTAATAAAATTCCTATTCGTTATATTTTGTTGAATCCGTATGATTTGCTGGCAAAAAGAGCTACCTCTTTTGAGAAGTTTGGGGTATACGCAAAGGTTTTAAGCGAATATGAATGCGAAAGATTGCGGGACCCGAAGACTGAAGAGGATCGGGAGATTTACGAGGCCCTTCCTCCTAATATTAAAAAAAGGATAAAAAATGGAACGTGGTCTCCGAATGGGGTTACGGTTGATTTGGATGGGGATCGCTTAAGGTACGCTTTTTATAAAAAGCAGGATTACGAGCCCTTTGCCATTCCTTTTGGGTTTCCTGTTTTGGAGGACATTAACTTCAAGATGGAAATGAAAAAAATTGACCAGTCTATTTGCCGTACCATTGAGAACGTGGTATTGTTAATCACCATGGGTACCACCCCAGATAAAGGGGGAGTAAATCCGCGCAATATTAAAGCCATGCAAGCCTTATTCCAAAACCAAAGCGTAGGAAGAATATTGGTGAGTGACTATACCACTAAGGCAGAGTTTATTATTCCCGATATTTCAAAGGTCATTGGCCCATCTAAGTATGAAGTGGTAAACCAAGATATCAAAGAGGGTTTACAAAACATTATCTTAAGTCAAGAAAAATTCGCGAGTACGGAAGTTAAGGCTCAAATGTTTTTGCAAAGACTTAAGGAGGCTAGAGATACCTTTTTGAATGAATTTTTACAGGCAGAAATAAAACAGTTGTGCAAAAACTTTGGTTTTCGAGACATTCCTACGGCAAAATTTGAAACTATTGACCTAAAAGATCCAGCTCAAATTCAAAGAGTCATTACTCGTATGATGGAGTTGGGTATTCTGCCACCGGACCAAGGGATTAAGGTTATCGAAACGGGGGTCTTTCCGACTGCGGTGGAACTCGACAAGGGGCAGGATAAGTTTGTAGAAGATAGGCAAAAGGGGTATTATAACCCACTTGTGGGAGGTACGCCTGTACCTATGGATTTTGAAGAAGAGGAAGAAATTGCAGAAATCAGACATCCCGGAGGAGCAAAATTGTTGGAACAGCGACGTAAATACGAAGAACAAAAACAACAGAAGGCGGGTAAAAGCGCGGGAAGGCCCGGAAGACCGTTGGGCTCTAAAACTCAAGCTGCGGGTACTTATTCAGTTCATGCCATAAAAGAAACGGTGGATAAGGCCGATGACCTTTATAACGCTATTGCCCGTGAAGCCAGAAAGATTTTTAAGAAAAAAAGATTAAATAAGGAACAAAAAGTAATTCTGGAAAGGGTGTGCGAAGCTGTTGTTGTAGCGAAAGAACCTAAAGAATGGGTTTCCACGGCCAAGTTGTGCATGAAAAATTCTACAAAACTTCTAGATCTTAAACCGTCGAAGCAGGTTATTGATATTAGTGCGGAACACGAACTGGACGATTACGCAGCAGCCATTCTATATCATAGCAGAAACAATTCTCTCAATAAGTAAAAAGGTGTAACCTTCTTATATAATGTCAGATAAATTTAAGTATAAGACAGAGTACACTTTTGATATTTATGCGACAACAGATCTTGAAAGAGATCTTGATATCAGCACCGCTTCCTTGGAGACCCTCAAGCCTTTTATTCCGAAATCAATTGATTTAGATAGGAATATTGATTTGGTAGGGGCGGCTTTTAATGCGGCAGTGGTTAATAGATTTAATCGAAATGGGGATGGGATAGACTCTGAAACGGCCGTTAATCTTATTGATTATTTTGTTCATAAGCCAACCAACATCGAGCATAAGAAGCAAAAGGTGGTGGGCCACATTGTTAACGCGGGGTTTACGGATATTAACAATGAAAAAATCATAGGAAACGGGGCCGCTCTCGACAATAAAGACCCCTATTATATTTCCTTGGCTTCAGTGGTATATAAAACTGTAAATCCAGAATTTGCAGATGTTTTATTACAGTCAAGCGACGAGGAGAGTCAATATTTTAATAAAATTTCGGCGAGCTGGGAGTTGGGTTTTAATGATTATGTTATTGCGTTGGGGTCCAAAGACCTTAAAGACGCAGAGATTATCACCAATCTCAATCAAATCGACGAGATGAGAAAATACCTTAAAACATTTGAGGGAGCGGGTACTTTAGATGATGGCACTCCCGTCTATCGTTTGGTGGTGGGAGAGGTTTTCCCTTTGGGCGTTGGGTTTACCACTAATCCTGCGGCGGATGTTAGCGGTTTGGTGGCTAAAAAGGGAGAGGGTCCTAAATTTGATGATTCAAGAGCGGGGGATGAGGAAAAATTTAAAAATAATATTTTAAAAATTTCACAAAGTGAAATAAATAATGTAAAAACTACTAAGACTATGGATATCACGGAATTCAAAACAGAGTTCGAGAAGATCCTCGATTCGAAGTTGTCTGACAAAGCTGAGTTTACTCAGGAGGCTGTGGCTAGTGTTGCTTCTCATGTGATCGATAAGATCCGTGAGAAAGACACGGAGTGGCAGGCCGAAAGAGAAGCGATTGAGACTGATAAAATTCAGGCTCAAAAAGACGCTGAGGAAGCCAAATCTTCGATAGAAGACCTTCAGAATAAACTAGAGGAAGCTACAGAGAAGATAACTTCTCTTGAGTCCTCTATCGACGCTGCTCAGGCAGAAGAGTTATTCAATAGCAGAATGGAATCTGTTGATGACCTGTATGACCTAACTGACCAAGACCGAGGGGTGTTGGCCAAGGAGGTTCGGGGACTCGACACTTCTGATGCTGCTTTTGAAGAGTATCAGTCTAAGTTGGCTTCTTTGTTACAGCATAAGGGCAAAGCCTTTAAGTTGGAACAGGAGAAACAATTTGAGACACAAGTTCAGGAAGCGGTAGAGAAACGTTTGGCGCAGGAAGCTGGGGCAAGTGATAATGTTTCTACCACGAAACCTGATGAAACAGTAGAAGATGTTGTGGAAAATGTTGAGGTTCCCCATTCTAGTATGGCGAACAACAACGAAGCGTCTTCGGTTGAAGAATCTCTTGAGGATAAATTTAAGAGAGCTTTCAGCACCCAAAACATTTCAATAACCTATTAAAATATTATGGCACTTAGATTATACCCATTTAGGCAGTATAGTGAATATGACGTCATCAACCTGTATGCAAATCAGGATGTAGACGACAACCCTTCAACTAACGGTAACGGTAGTGCAGGTGTGATGATGAAGGTATTGAGCGGAAACATGAATCAAGACACTTTCAATTTGATTGATACGTCTTATTTAGGTAAAACTGATTACCCGTTTTTGGGTGCAGACAAATATCCGACAGTACCCTTGAGAGTCACAGCTGCTACGACCGGTAACGCAGTATTAGGCGTCACTCTTAGACAAACGTTGAAAAACGACGAGAATGGAGAGAAACTTCTCTACAATCCGATTAAGAAAGACGAGTTACAAGCAGTCCTTAGCGGACAAGCTGTTCCAGTAGCCACCAGAGGCCTTTTCACATTCGATGAAAATGCTTACGAAAAAGACACCAACTTTGTTCCCGGTAATATCGCGGGTATTTCCGCAGATAATGCTGGCAAGTTGACTGGCTTTGCTCGTGAGTCACTGGCGGACATAGCAGGAACTATTGTAGGAGCCATTCTTGGAACCGGCAATAGAACCTCACAGATTGGAAAATCGGACGAGTTCGCTGGTACAGGTACTGCTCAGTATGCATTGGTGCAATTAGATTGTTCCAGTTCTTGGGATGTTGCGTAAACCTTAATATAGAAAGGAATTAATAATATAATGAAAATTACATTAAAAAGAACAGATGAGCAAGTCGAATTGATTAAGGCTATGGCGTCTCGCAATCGCGACACGGCGTATGCTGCACAGGTTGCTTTGGCGGAGTTTATTGGTCCGGTTTTGGCCGAGGTCATTAATACAGCTCCAACAGTTAGCAATCTTTTCACTCCATTGCAGTTTAATGCAGACGATAATCCTTCGATTCCGTTGGATCTGTATTATGATATCTTCGATGAAGATTACATTAGGGTTTACAGCCAGTCTGTTGCTGGTGGTCTTCCCACTAACTACGTTCAACCTACAGCTTCTGAGTTGAAGTTTACCACTTACAGTTTGGACAGCGCAGTTTCTTTCGACAGAAAGTACGCCGCACGTTCTAGACTGGATGTTATTGGTAAAACCTTTACTCGGGTAGCGCAGGAAGTCCTACTGAAGCAGGAGAGAACCTCCTCCAATCTTTTGATGACTGCCTTGGCTAACGCTAAGACGGGTACGTCAACGGATCAGGGGGCGCTTCGTCATGTCTTCAGGACCGCACAGGCCAATCGCTT